CACTGCTACCTACCCATCCTTGACTGAGCTGAGCTACGTGAAAGGGGTTACCAGCTCTATTCAGACTCAGTTGGATGGTAAGCAGGCGGCAGGTACTTATGTTACAAGTGTTACAGGTACAAGTCCAATTGTTTCAAGTGGAGGTACAACTCCTGCTATTTCTATTCCTGTAGCTACTACTTCTGTTAATGGCTACTTGTCTTCAACCGATTGGACTACGTTTAATAACAAGGCCTCAACGGCTGCTTTAGCTGCCTACCTTCCCCTAGCAGGTGGAACTTTGACGGGTGCTTTGAATGGCACTACTGCTACGTTTAGCGGGGATTTAATAGCAGTTAGTGCTACATTAAACACTCCAGCGAATGCAGTTGGTGTTTTATTAAATGGAAGGACTTCAGACAATGTAAGCCAAATAAGATTTGGAGCATATACAGGAGGTGGAGCATATAATACAATTCAAGCTAGCCCTACATCTTTTGACATAAATTCTCAAGGGAATACACCCATCACTTTTGGGACAAATGTAGGCGGAGGTGGAGGTACTAGAGTTACCATTACAGGTGCAGGTGCAGTAACTTTGACAGGTGCTTTAAACGGGACTAGTGCTAGTTTTAGTTCGGGGTTATCAGTTACATCTGGTGCAATTTCATTAACACCAACTACTTTTTCAGTTGGAAGTGGAGCGGCTACAGATGCAAATTCATTAACAATACAATCTGCTAATAGTAATTATTTATTAAGATTTAAAAATGCTGCTAGTGTAAGTTTAGGCGGATTTTATTATGATGGAACAAACTTTATAGCAGATGGACCAAGTTGGAAATTTATATACGCTGCTACCTTTTCGAGTAGTGTGACGGCTGCGCAATTAAATGCTACAACAACTGCGGCAGGATATGCATCAATACTTACTAATACAAATGGAGCATCTGATAGTAATGGTTTATTAGTAAAGGCAGGTTCTACATCTACTGAATATGTTGTAAGATTTGCGCCTCAATCAGATGCAAGTACATTCTTTGCAGTAAAAGGTAACGGCAACGTAGGCATAGGCACGGCTAGTCCAAGTTTTATATTAGATGTCCAACAAGCACAAGTTATAACGAGATTATTGTCAACAACAGGGACTAATTCAGCTTCTACTCGATGGTCAAATACAGGTGGTAGTTTATATGTTGGAATTGAACAATCAGCAACAGGTGCGTTATTAACTGGAGATATTGCTTACGCTGGAGTTATTGCAAGAACAGGCGCTTATCCTTTACAATTTGGAACAAATGATGTTTTAAGAATGACCATCACTTCGGGGGGGAAGGTTTTAATAGGTACAGATACAAGTGGTTCAGGAAATTTAATTATTTCAGACAATAATAATAGTGGGTTAACATTACGAAGAGGTACTACTGCTGATAGACTTTTATTGTTTATTGGAGCATCAAGCCCATATATTGTAGATGACCCATATATTCAAAGTAATAACGCTGATATTCATATTAGAGCAGGTTCAACTGGTGGTGTTAAATTATCTATTGGCGCAACTTCTTTTGTTTCAGATTCTGATATTAGATTAAAAAATAAAATTAGTGATATTGATAATGCTTTAGAATCTATTTTGAAATTAGAAACCTTAAAGTTTAATTGGAAATATGATTCTGAATTAGAAAACAAAAAAGCATATTTTGGTTTAAACGCACAAAATGTTCAAGAAATACTACCTGAATTGATTGATGTAGGAAGAGATGATATGCAGACTTTAGGTGTTAAGTATACTGAATTAATACCTGTTTTAGTAAAAGCAATACAAGAACTAAACGAAAAGTTAGACAAAAACAATATCAACTAATGAGCAAGAATACGGGGACATCGGAATTAATAAACTACTTTGACTTATTGTCATCTGGTGCTGTAAGTATTGCAGGGACAATATATGCCAATGATGGAGTAGAACTGTCACAAGTAGGGACTGCATTACCAACGAATTTAAAAAATGTTAGTGGGGCTGGCATAGTTAGTTTTGGTTCAAATTTCTTAGGATTCAATGAGAATAATAATTTATATTTTTCTGGCAACAGTAAAGGCTATTGTGAATTTGCATTTAACAATCCGGGCGGCGGCAGAACATATACTTTCCCAAGTTCATCAGGAACTGTAGCTCTTGTTGGAGGGTCTGGGGTAGGAACAGTTACAAGTGTGGCTGCTTTAACTCTAGGCACAACAGGTACAGACCTATCAAGTACAGTTGCAACAGGCACTACAACTCCTGTAATAACGCTAAACGTGCCTACGGCAAGTGCAAGCAATAGAGGAGTTTTAAGTTCGGCAGATTGGACTACGTTTAATAACAAGCAGAACACACTTACCAACCCAGTCACGGGAACAGGCTCAGCAGGGCAGGTAGCTTATTGGTCATCAGGCTCAGCCATAACAGGAGAGAGTAATTTATTTTGGGATGCTACAAACGATAGACTTGGAATTGGGACGGCAACACCAACAGAAAGATTTGAAGTAGCTGGTTTAAATGGAAATATAAGATTATACGGTAGAAGTGGAATATCAAATAATTCGATAAGTTCAAATATTTATTATAACGGTTCATCTTGGGTTAGGGATAACGCAAGTTTTGGAGCTGCTGAAATAAATTTTGGCTCATCAAATGACTCAATAACTTTTTCCACAAATTCTGCAACAAGCGGAAGCGTTACAAATAAAATGCAAATTTTTTCAGATGGAAATGTATTAATTCAAAACGGAGGAACCTTTACAAACGCTGGCTATAAGCTAGACGTTAACGGAACTGGTCGGTTTAGTTCGGCTTTAACTGCAAATAATACTATTACTTTAATTGGCCCAAATGCCACTAATAATACTGAAAATGCAGCATCAATTTTATTTGATGCTAATAGCAATTTAATGGGTAAAATAGTTGGGTTTCGTGGTGTTAATGGTAATGATGGAAATTTAAGATTCTACACAAACAATGTAACCCCTACTTTATCTTTATCCCTAGCCTCCACAGGCGAAGCTACCTTTTCAAGTAGCGTTGCTGTTTCAACTTTTGCTCAATTTAATGGTACAACACTAAGGCTTGGTAATGATAGCAATTCAGGTTATAACTCTATTGCATTCCAAGGAGATTCAGCGGATGGTAATAATAAAATTTTTGCAGGAAGTTCAACAAATGATGGTGTTTATATTGCAGCAAAAACAGGTCAAGGAATAAGATTTTGGGTAAATGGAAGCACACAGGCATTGTTTATTAATTCTTCTCAATCAGCGACCTTTTCAAGTCTTGGAACGGGGACAGTTACCGCAACTGGAGGGACATTGTCAACTGTTTCAGATTTGTCTTATAAAACAGATGATGGCTTTATTGATTCAGCACTTAATAAAGTTCTTAACCTAAAGCCAAGGTATTTTTATTGGAATGAAAAAAGCGGTTTGCCTATGGATATTCGACAACTTGGATTTTATGCACAAGAAGTGAATGAAGCACTAGGTGAAGAAGCAGCAAATACTCCCGCAGATGAAACTATCCCTTGGGGAATTACAGATAGGTCAATCATCGCAATGCTTACCAAAGCAATCCAAGAATTAAAACAAGAAATCGACACTTTAAAAAACTAAAAATATGAAAACAATCGAAGCAGTCTCAATATGGGACAACGGACAAACAGTAGAGGCAACTATCTTAAACGCTTACGCTGTAAATGTTACACTAGGAACAAGTGCTACATTCTATTATCAACTACTATCTCAAACAGCTGAGGGTAATGTATCTCAACAAGTGGCACAAGGAAACTTGAGCATGACTGGTGAAGCATACACTCAATGGGAAGTGGACTCCTACGCATGGGACTGGGTAGCAGCACAGCTGAACCTAACCATCACTGGTGACTATGTCCCACCTGTTACTACTGCCCCTGAGCCTACTCCGATTGTTGAAGAGGTTATTGCAGAAGAAGGAGAGATTGTTTAGCTTTACGAAACTTAAATCAAATTAAATATGGAAATCAAGAAAAAGTACAAAGACCTCAACCTTCTAGTGGGTTCAATCAATGCAGTCATTGGTGGTCAGGAAACAAAAATTCAGAAGAAGCTCTTTAAAATATATGAGAAGTTCAAGGCTCATCATGAGGCCTATGGCGCTCAGCGTGATGAGTTTCGATTAGACAACGCAGCAACTGATGACAAGGGCATCTTGCTGTTAGACGAAAAGGGAGAGTACAAATTCAACAAGGAGGGGCTTAAAAACCTGACCAAAAACATTCAAGACCTGAATGAGAAGGAATTTGATTTCAAGCCTATTGAAGTTATCAATACAAATGGTCTAGAGGGATTTCTATTCCTCAAGGATTGGACTACAGGGATTCCATTTATTGAAGAGCAGGAAGAAGAACTGTAATGGAAATTCGTAAAATATCAATAGGGCCTGACTACAAAGGTGGTGCTATGCACTACCTCGTAGGGCAGAAGGTTCTAGGTGATAGCAACGAAATCCATTTAATCAGAGTCAACTCTGATAAGAATTCTATTCAAATCTTCATTATAAACGACAAGTTAGAGGTGGTACTCTGGAAGGAGTTCACCTCTACTATTCCCATTTCTATTGAATATAACATAAATATCTAATGAGGTCTCCGTTCTATTTCATAGCAAAACCTGTGAATGGAAAGCGGTACGACAACACCAAAGAGATAGGAGGGGTTGATTTTATTGTTAGTACCTCTGAAGAGGACCACAAGTTCTCCAATCGGTTTGCAGAAGTCGTTGAGCTTCCATTGCAATACAAGGGCCCAATTGAAATTGGAGATACCCTACTAGTTCATCATAATGTTTTTAAATTTTACAACGACATAAAGGGTCGTCAGAAAAGTGGTAAGTCATTCTTTAAGGATGATTTATTTTTTATAGAAACTGAGCAGTTCTTCATGTACAAGCAGAATGGTAACTGGAACGCCTATGACCGCTACTGCTTTGTTAAGCCAATAGCAGCTACAGAAAGCTACATCAAGAAACCTTTCAGTGAAGAGCCTCTCATGGGTATTATGAAATACCCAAATGATTATCTCTTAACGCAAGGCATCAAAGCTGGAGACACGGTTTGCTTTAGCCCTGACAGTGAATATGAATTTACTGTAGATGAGGAGAAGCTTTATCGAATGTATGACCATCAAATAACAATCAGATTATGAGCTTAATCACATTTGATAACGTATTAGAAAATCCAAAAGATTATGTATCAGACATTCACCTACACGGTTTTCAGGACGTGGCCGATAAGCAGCACATATTCAGAAACATACAGCCTAGAGGAGACAACGATGACTTTGCCAAATTTGTATCTAAACTATTTCCTGATTATAAGGTAGAGCTTAACTTCGTAAGGAAGTCCCCGTTAAATCAGCAGGAGCCTAACTTTATTCATAGCGATGAAATGATGGGAGACTTAACTTGCATACTGTATTTGAATGAGGAGTCTCCAAGTGAAGACGGAACAACAATATACGATGAAGAGAAGAAGCCGCTAATCAGGGTCTATTCAAAATTCAATCGTATGGTTGCGTTTGAATCAAACCTATTGCACTCCAGAAACATATTTGAAAACTTTGGAGAAGAGGAGTCAGCTAGATTAATTCAGGTTGCGTTCTTAAAGTCTAAGTGATGAAAGATATCAAAGAAATAAAGCTAAGAATTATTGCTGCAGGCTATAAGGCCGTTGATGAATTAATCAAGGTTGCTGAAGAGACCGTAGTAAAAAGTAAGGATGAGGAAGGTGAGCTTGCTGCTGACAGATTAAAGAATGCAGCTGCCACCAAAAAGTTAGCTATATTCGATGCCTTTGAGATTCTAAACAGAATAGAATCAGAGAAGGAGAACTTAGATTCAATTGACAAAGGCATAAGTAGAACAGATACCAAACAAGGGTTTGCAGAGCGAAGGTCAAAACAATAGTCTGTGTAGGGTAGTAAAGGATTACATTCCTCCTGCAGTTATCTCTAACAAGAATAGAGTGATGTCTTGGCTGTACGGGTATAATGAGCAGTACGATGTCATTGTAATATCTAAGAGCGGCAAGATAGGACAGGTAGTAGAGATATCAGGATTGAAAATTGCTCTTCCGCCTACACCTGATAAATGTTTTGAAAGACACGCATCTAAATCTGAGCAGCACTGGGAGAGAGATGAATTGCCAAGAGAATTATTTAGGATTCAGTCTATATTTCAATGGAATGAAAAACCCAAGGAGTTCAAAGACCAGTGGGTAGATTACATTGAGCAGGAGTTTGACCGCAGAGAGCAAGGATTTTGGTATATGAACAATGGAGTAAAAACCTACATCACAGGCTCCCATTATATGTATCTACAGTGGTCTAGTATTGACATTGGATACCCCGACTTCCGTGAAGCCAATCGAATCTATTGGATATTCTGGGAAGCGTGCAGAGCAGACAATAGAAGTTTTGGCATGATATACCTAAAGATTAGACGTTCAGGATTCTCTTTTATGTCATCATCTGAATGCGTGAACATAGGTACTCTTGCCCGGGACGCACGTATAGGCATCTTGTCAAAGACAGGTGCTGATGCAAAGAAGATGTTTACTGACAAGGTGGTTCCAATCAATAGCCGTCTACCGTTTTTCTTTAAGCCCATCATGGATGGCATGGATAAGCCAAAGACTGAGTTGGCATACAGAGTTCCGGCAGCAAAGATTACTAAAAAGAATATGTACGAGACTGACGATACTGATGTCGATGGACTTGATACATCAATAGACTGGAAGAACACTGAAGACAACTCTTATGATGGCGAGAAGCTATTATTCTTGGCTCATGACGAATCTGCAAAATGGACCAAGCCTGTAAACATCAAAGAGAATTGGCGTGTAACCAAAACCTGTCTACGATTAGGTAGTAAGATTATTGGCAAGTGCATGATGGGCTCAACGTCCAATGCGCTTTCAAAAGGTGGACAGAACTATAAAGACATTTACGAAGACTCAAACGTAAAATACAGGAACGCTAACGGTCAAACTAAGAGCGGGCTCTATGCCCTGTTTATCCCTATGGAGTGGAACATGGAAGGCTTCATTGACATCTATGGTCACCCTGTATTTAAGAAGCCCACAGCCCCTATAAAAGGCGTTGACGGCAATCTAATTAAGAACGGTGCAATAGACTATTGGGACGCTGAGGTTGATTCATTAAAGAGTGATGCAGATGCATTGAATGAATTCTATCGTCAGTTTCCACGCACAGAGTCGCACGCATTTAGAGACGAGAGTAAGTCATCCATATTTAACCTGACCAAGATATATCAGCAGATTGATTACAATGACTCAATGATTAAGGAGCACTATATTACTAGAGGGTCTTTCTCATGGAAGGATGGGATTAAGGATACTCAGGTGATTTGGACTCCCGACCAAAGAGGTAGATTTACTATGAGCTGGGCACCACCTAAACACATGCAAAACAATGTTCATGTACGTAATGGAATTAACTACCCCGGAAATGAACATCTTGGGTCATTTGGATGTGATTCATACGATATATCTGCTGTGGTTGGCGGACGTGGTTCTAACGGAGCGCTACATGGAATGACTAAGTTTCACATGGACGATGCCCCTGTAAATGAGTTTTTTCTAGAGTACATTGCAAGACCGCAAACTGCTGAGATATTTTTCGAAGAAGTGCTGATGGCCTGTGTGTTTTATGGGATGCCTATCTTGGTAGAAAACAATAAGCCAAGATTATTGTATCACTTAAAAAACAGGGGCTACAGAGGTTTTTCTATTAACAGACCGGACAAACAGTTTGCTAAACTGACAAAAACTGAACGAGAGTTAGGCGGAATACCCAACTCATCTGAAGATGTCAAGCAATCACACGCATCAGCTATTGAGTCTTACATTGAGAAATTCGTAGGCTTAGACTCAGAGGGCAAGTACAGGGAGTCAGACTTGATGGGCACGATGCCATTCACCAGAACACTTGAGGATTGGGCTAAGTTTGACATAAATGATAGAACTAAATTTGATGCTTGTATTAGCTCAGGGCTGGCTATCATGGCAAATCAAAAACACCTCTACATTCCTGAAAAAAAAGAATCGAAATTAATTATTAACTTCGCTAAATATAAGAACGAAGGGGTAACAAGTCAATTGGACAAATGAAGAATATAACAATCCAAATTAATTCAGTGTCTTTTCCTAGTCAAATAGCTACGGATGCTGAGAAGGCATCTGATACCTTTGGTTTACAAATAGGTCAAGCTATACAATATGAGTGGTTTCGTAAGGACGGAAACTCATGTAGGTACTACGGACAATGGCAAGATTTTCGAAGATTACGATTATACGCAAGAGGCGAGCAGCCTATTGGCAAATATAAAAACGAGTTAGCAATTGATGGAGACCTATCTTATTTAAATCTAGATTGGACTCCTGTTCCTATTATACCAAAGTTTATTGACATTGTCGTTAACGGAATGTCAGACCGACTATTTAAAGTTAAGGCGTATGCACAGGATGCTATGTCTCAATCTAAGCGTAGTAAGTATCAGGACATGGTTGAGTCTCAAATGATTTCAAAACCAATCCTTAATACAATTCAGGAGAAGACTGGGATAAATACATTTATGATGGACCCCGACCAACTTCCTGAATCAGATGAAGAGCTGTCACTATATATGCAGCTTAACTACAAGCCTGCAATTGAAATAGCTGAGGAAGAGGCCATCAACACAATCTTTGACGAAAATCACTATGATGATACACGTAAGAGAATAAACTACGACATTGCAACAATTGGCATTGGTTTAGCTAAGCATGAGTTCCTGCAAGGTGAAGGAGTAAAGGTCTCTTATGTAGACCCAGCTAATGTAGTTTACAGTTATACCGAAGACCCATTCTTTAAGGATTGTTTTTATTGGGGAGAAATAAAGACTCTTCCTATTGGTGAGCTATTGAAGATTGACCAATCGCTCACGAACGAAGACTTACAACAAATAACTCAGTACAGTCAATCTTGGTATGACTACTACAATGTCGCTCAGTTTTATGAGAACAGTATGTTCTACAGAGACACCTGCACATTATTGTATTTCAATTACAAGACCACCAAAAAGATTGTCTATAAGAAAAAGAATCTTGAAGGTGGAGGCTCTAGAGTAATTGAGAAGGATGACACCTTTAATCCTCCTATGGAAATGATGGAGGAGGGTAGCTTTGAGAAGATTGAAAAAACTATTGATGTATGGTACGAAGGTATCATGGTAATGGGTACTAATATGTTGTTGCAATGGAGGCTGTCTGAGAACATGGTTCGTCCAACTTCAGCATCACAACACGCATTACCAAACTATGTAGCCTGCGCTCCTCGTATGTATAAGGGAGCCATTGAGTCATTGTGTAGAAGGATGATTC